AGCTGTAGCAACTCTTTACTGACGTGCAAATCAATCTTGAAGCATCAAGGCTCAAAATAATAGGGTCCAAAAACCCATCTATCTTGCGCTTTAATAACATTGCACGCTCATAACTGTTCAGCCCTTTCGCAATTAAGCGACTATTTGGCAAGACTGAACCATCCCCTTTCAACTCATACAAATAATGCTCAATCGGTTTTAAATACCTAGCTACTTCGACACAATATTTAGGATCTCGAAATTGTATAGCCCTAGGGTCCGGATTGACTTTTGTAGGAGAAATCTTCTCAAACTTCACAAACATTTTAACGCGCGAGTCTTTTACCTTGACACCACCACCCTCTCTAACAAAATTCTCGGCTCTAAGGTATTTTGTACGTTTAGCACCGGAATAAGAGTTGGGCATAACACCATAATCATTAGGTGTGGTCACTGGTAAAAGCTTGCAAATGCGTCTTGCCTGTTTGTAAAGTTGCTTCATCCCATGAGGTGAAGGCTTTGGAACTTCTGCGATGACTCTATTTCGTATCGCTCGCAGCTGGTTGTGTGTACAATTATAATGTGCAAATGGGACATAAGTTCCTGCGTGGTCAGGAGTCCCCTCAATAACGGGATACGCCAATCGTACATAGCGTTTCCCGTGTTCCTCCCCTCTCACAGCCTCCGGTAAGTTGACCTCGCAGCCTGTACGAATGGGTTTAAATTCACCCCCACCCTCGGCTGCGCAAACCGGATGCACCATGACAGGGCACCCTCAAGCAATAGGGATTGTGCCACCACCTGGCACCAATCCCTCCTTGGCGAATGCATTCGCTTCATGCATACCTTCAAAGGCAGAACGAGCCCAGAAGTTACTCCATCCAAGGTTATTGCCTTGCCATTCACCATAGACCGCTTCCTCAGCAAGAGTCTTAGTTGCGCAAATGGCGACCACCGCGTTGATCTCGTTTAACATGAAACATGGATCAGTCAACCATGCTTTCCTATTTAGAGAAATCCACTGTCCACAACGAACCTTAAGATCACGAAGTGTGGCAGTGTTTCTAGGCAAAAACTGCATATGCA